AACTGGAGACAGCGTAGACGCGGAGAGGGGTCGTTAGACGTTGTGCGCCCCGGTGTAGCTGTCTCCAGTTTGGTGTGGTCCGTCGGGCGGTGCCCTGTTACACGGACGCCAGCCTGGGGTAACTTTGTCCAGGCGAAAATAAAATACAATGACGGGTTCTCCGTTGTCCTTTTTTATGACGTACGTTTAAACGCCACGCTTGCCCTCTTACCTCCTTGTGACCACGGGCGGTTGATCAGACTCACACCCGTGGCGGGATGAACCGTTTTTACGGCTTCACGTTTTGTGTAGGACTCACACATAAGACATAGGTTTATCGAACTCACCAGTGCTAACGCATTGTATTTAAATTAGTGAAGACGGGCAGGATTGAATTAAGCCTGCCGGCTTTTAAGGGCAAGATGTGTGACACCTACTTATGTGGCTTTAGCCACTCCTATCCCGATGCTATCCACTGGATTCGGGACCGATCCCACATGGCGCGACCATGCCGCCGTCTTCACCGTACAACAGGATTTCTCTCCTGTTTGCTTGAAATCGAACAGACATAGCAGGCCCGGCGCTCTTGCAGGGTTCGCCCATCGCAAAGTACCCGGCAAGGATTAGGAGCTTTGCATCCGTGTCGGTCTTCTATCGGGCGACTGGCCGACATCAGGTATGGCTATGTCTGAAAAATGTTTGAGAATAAGTTTGACATTGATTTGAAATTGTGGGATTATTCAGGGAGTGGGAAAAGATGTGAACTTTATCCATTGACAATCAAGGACTCGGCACAGTGTCTGCTTCTCGGCGGCGTGTGGTTTTTCACATCTCCACCCTGTGTCCGAGTCTTTGGATAAGGAAGGCGGTGAGGATATGAAAGAACCACAGATTGGTATTTACGGTTTTCACAGTAAACGAGACAAAAAATGGTATGTTGGTCAGAGTCGGGATTTGGTGAAGCGACGTTCAGCTCATTTAAGTGCGTTACGCAGTGGTACTCATGATAATCGGCGGCTTCAAAGTGGCTATGTTCGATGTGGTGAAGACAATTTTGAATATATGGTATTATCAGATTTGTGTCTTGATTTGATGACGGATAAGGAAACTCGGGGTTGGTTGGATACAACTGAGAAGTTATGGATACAGGCGCTTGGCGCCGGGGCTTCTGGATATAATCAGACTGAGGGTGGTGGCGGTGGTGCTCCGTGGCTGGATCCAACAGAACGGAGGCAGTATCTTCCAGGTGAAAAGTTTAAGAAACAATTGAGGGGAGAAGCTTATTGGGCGTCTCTTCCTGGTCAGAAGTTTAGGAAAAAGCGCTTAAAGGGGAAGGCGTATTGGTTGTCTCGCAAACGGTTGGTTGTTACGAGTGCTGGTAGGGTTAAATGGGGGTTATGACACTTGTATGTTGTTGATAGTTACAGAGTTAGTTGGAGATCATGACGCCTGTATGACGGATGACACCAGCATGACACTTGAAAAAACGTGCTCGTGTCATGATTTAGACCAATGCCCGGTTGACCATGTGCCGGGGGCATGACACATGACACCTCTTTTTCAGTTTTCTGGGGAAAGTGCATTTGCACCATTTACCCCCCCTCCAGGAGTAAGAAGTATGTTTTATAAATTTTAGAGAAAAGAGGTGTCATGTGTCATGACACGGGTACCCAACCTGTCTGGCATTGGTCTAGATCGTGACGCGAGCACACGGAAGGCCAGGTGTCATAGGTCTCCAATGTGTCATGGGCCAAAATGGCACAGTTAAAGGGGGGAAAAGGGAACAAGGGTGCCCAGGAAATGGGCAAATGGCACCCTTGACCAAGGAGACTGTGTTCCCGGGGGAGGGGGAAGACAGCTCCTTGGCATTTCGGCGCTATGCACCCCTGTTACGGGATGCATAGCCCAGGTCGGTTAGCCCAGCGCGGCCGGTGCGTCTTCATCACCGGTGCCGGCGGGGGCCAGGTCGGCAACAGGGGCGCGCGGCACGCTGATCTGGTCAGCCGTGGTTACCTCGTAGCCATAGGCCTTGACCAGTAACGCCTGCGTGGCGAATATCGAGGCCTCGGCGTCGCTGATGGGCGCCACGTCGCTGGTGGCTTTGAACCAGCGCGTCTGGCGAATGGTCTTCTTGCCAGTGTTGGTCGTGAATAGGGACGTGACTTGCTGTGACATAGGTGTCTCCTGTGGCATGCACACGGTATTGTGTGTTGGTGCCGATGGCGGTTGGAGTCGGAGTCCCATGTTGCCCGGTGAATATGCGAGTTGGAACCGATGGACTGGTGCTCGGGGTATGCCCCCTTAGCTACTATGATAGGGTAGTATCGGTCACCCGGCACCTTGTTACAAGTCCCTCTGCAACCGGCAACCCTGCAAATTTTTTTTCTGGTAAAATTTTTTTCTCTGCAAAACTCTTATAGAAAAACTTTTTCTTTAATTATCTTGACTTGTCACCAAGTCTTCGGCTATTCTTCCTGTATGCAAACAGAAAACCTTAAACCGGTAAAAGTGGCACATAGCTTCTATATCCCTTTGGAGCTGCTGGACGCCATCAAACAGCGAGCCAGGGACCTGGAGCGCAGTGTCAACTGGCTCGCTATAAAAATGTTAACCGACGGTATCAACCAGTCAAAAGGAGACCCGAAATGAGGTACCTCACCCTGTTCATCCTGGTAGTGGGAGCCCTTCTGGCTATCAACCATTACCAGGAAGCCCGTAAGTCGGCGCCCAAACCTCAGAAACCCGTGGTAATCTATCGCCAGGCACCGGCACCGCGGTCACAGGCTGACGTCAACCTGAAATACCTGGCTGACGTCGCAGAACGAAAAGAGTTCCGCCGCCGGTACAAAATGACCTATAATGAGGAGTGCCCGTACTGATGATCAAACAAGTATTTCTCGTGACAAAATGCGGCTGTTCCCGTTTGGAAAATATCCCCGAGGACCGGTGGGACTGGCGAGTGCCCCTTTGGAGCCCGGCCCAAGTAGGACTTGAGTCCGGGCGAGGTTGTCCTTCTACGGATTACCGAACTTTCAAGTATGCCGGGAAATATATAAACGTGGGAACTGAAGCAATCCCAATATTCACCGAAGAGTCCTACGGCTAGTAAAATGACAACCAGTATCATAGCACAAGACCCCCAGTGGGACGTCATCTTGGCCAAGATCCCCGAGGACATCATTGGTATGCCGCCTGCGACCAAATATTGTTCAGGATGTAAACTTGACAGATCCTTGACGGATTTTCGGAAGAGTTCTAAGTATTCGCAAGGGCGGCATTTTCGTTGTAAATATTGTTTACGGTTAGCGACAGCTCGATGGATCGCGGGACACCCGGAGTATGGTCGACAATTTCGATTGGCTTATAAGAAGCAAGCTGACCTAAATAGTCGGAGATCTTACCTTTTACATAAAGAAAAAGTCAAACGCCGGGGGCGGTTGTGGCGAAAGGAAAATCCGGAGAGGGACAAGGTTATGCGAAGTGCCTGGAAGCAAAAAAACCCGGAGCGGGTTAAAAAATTTCAGGCTAAGGCGTATCTTCGGCACCGGTCGTCAATTGAGAGCCACCTTAATGATTCAATGTCAGCTTCGATTGGTTTAAGTCTCCAGGGAAATAAAGCCGGTAGGCATTGGGAAATTTTGGTAGGGTACACTCTTCAAGAGTTAAAGGTTCACCTTGAATCCCTTTTCACTGAAGGCATGACCTGGGAACTTTTGTTCCGGGGGGAAATTCACATCGACCATGTCTTCCCTCTTTCTCGTTTAATATTTGACAGTGCCGAGGACCCTACCTTCAAGTACGCTTGGTCTCTTGGAAATCTTCAGCCCCTGTGGAAAAGGGACAATTTCCGAAAGGGCAACCAGGTCCCTTGGGAATTTGCAAAGGAGAAAGTGGCGTGAGCTTGCTGCCTATAACCATAGACCCAAGGTGGGCGGAGATTTTGACTGTTATACCTGAGGATTTAATTGACCCTCGCGATAGGCCCCGGTTGATTCTTACTTTAACTGGGGTTGCTGGCGGTCTTAAGTGGGGCGACATTGCCCTGAAGGGCCTGTCAAAACCTGAGTATTGTTGGCTTCGTCATCGCTCTAAGGATTTTGCCAAATTGGCAAAAGAGGCAGAAAAAATTCGAGATGAAATGCGGCAAATGGAGCGGGAAGATGAAGCCCATGAAAGAGCCGTCGACGGGGAGCCTACGCCCACGGTAGCCAAAGATGGTAGCATTGTAGAATGGTATAACCGGCGCAGTGATCGCCTTATGGAATTACTTTTGAAAGCGTCTGATCCGGCGCGCTACCGCGAGGCCAAAACGGACACCCTGGGACCGGGTAGAGTGGTTCTTTCGGTGAATATTGGAATTCCCAATCGTGTACCTAAAACCATAAACCTAGAGGGAGATTTACCAAATGTCAAAGAAATCGGAGAAGGAGAAAACAAAAGCGGCGGTCTTAGAAAAAGCGGCCCAGAACCTGCCGACAGCCCCGGCCCCGGGCCAGCTCCCGGCGCCTGACGCCAACGGCGTCTGGAACCCGCCGCCCCTGCGCCCCATGGCCAAGGTGGAAGAACCTGTGCGAGTTGGCCCCAAGGTGGACTGGAACGGTGAGCCCCGTGGTGTTGGTGTCGGACCCGAGCCGACGTTAACCCCGGAGACAATAGAGCCGGCGCCGGTTGTGACAAACGCCGTGACACCGGCACCGGTGGAAATGCCATGGGAGGTCTTTAAACAGGACCTCGAGACCCCGACAAAAACCGAGACAAAGCCCTTGACAAAGGCGTCCCGGAAACCTCGTGCCCCGAAGCCGGAGAAGCCAGTGCGCAAGAAAGCGTCGGGGGCGTATCAGGTCCTGGTGGTACAGCAGGTGAGGTCTTCGGACCCCGCGGGTGGCCTCATTAAGGTGCTAGTGCCGGAACTCGGGGTGTACCAGTCCCGTGCCGACGGGCAGAATCTCGCCCTGAAAATTGCCAACAGTCGCCCTGGCGCCACAGTCGTGGTGCATCGACTGCTGGATCGATTTGTCCTGCAGGAAGTCACTAAAACCACGTTGGTGAGGTCGTAGTAAACTGGCCAGCAATCAAAGGAGGTAACATGGCAACATTAAGAGGCGGTAGGGGATTGGGTCGGGGCTTGGACAGGCAGGGTGGCGGCGGCCGGCAAGGAGCTGGCGGTGGCCAAAGGCGGTTTGACGGCAGTGGCGGCGGCACTGGTAACTGGGGTACTGCCAACCAGCCCCCGCCGGCTCCCCGGCGCAAGGCAACCAAGAAGAAAAAGTAAATGCGAAAACCCATTGTCAATTTTGAAGAGTTGCCGATGGGTTTTTGTCTTTTGGGGGACCAATGGTAAAACGAAATAATGCGGCGGAGTTGGCGGCTTTAACCCTTCGTCCATATAAAGCCTCATCGACAGGGTTAAAGTTCCATACTTCCCAGGCTTTTTTGCGAGCTGTCAGGGGTCCTTATGGTAGTGGGAAGAGCTCGATGATGGTGATTGAAATTTTGTCTCGGGCTTTTGAGCAAACCCCTTTTCACGGAATACGTAAATCGCGATGGGTAATTCTTCGTAACACTTTTCCCGAGCTTTCACTTACGACTTTGAAAACCTGGACCTCTTGGGTTCCAACGTCACTTGCGCCAGTGCGGGAAAGCGTACCCATGCAAGCCCGTTTACAGTGTAGCCTTACGGATCACACTCAAGTAGATCTTGAGGTTATTTTCTTGTCGTTTGATCATGAGGATGATATTCGAAAATTGAAGTCTCTTGAGGTAACGGGTGCCTGGCTTAATGAGTGTTCAGAGCTTCCTGAGGAATGTCTTACCTCGGTAAGCGCCCGTGTTGGTCGCTATCCGGCTAAAGATGAGGGGGGTTGTAGTTGGCATGGAATCGTGATGGACACAAATTCGATGGAGGATTCAAATTGGTATTTTCGGATCGCTGAAATTGATAAACCCGCAGGGTACGAGTTTTTTGTCCAACCCCCTGCAATCATAGAAGTTGGCGCCAGGGACCCTGCGGCGTCTCCGTTGTCGGTTAGCGCGACGTCAACTTATCTCCCCAATGATGGTACCCATGGACTGCCCGTCGCCGAGAACATCGAGAACCTTCCCGGAGGTTTTCAATATTACATGGACATGGTTGCTGGGAAGAGTCGCGAGTGGATAGCGGTTTATCTTCTTAACAGCTACGGGTCCACCCGCAGCGGCAAGGTTGTTTATCCCGAGTACCTTGACGCCATTCACCATTCTCCAAAACCCCTGGTCCCGTCCCCCGGGCTTGTCTTGTATGTCGGTTGGGACTTTGGGCTGAGCGTCAGTTGTGTTTTCGCCCAGCTCACGGTGAAGGGTCAACTAAAAATCCTGCGGGAGATCAGTGGGGAGGATATTGGCATTCAGCGTTTTCTTCGTGACTATTTCAAACCGTGCATTACACAGTACTACCCTAACTATTCGCTGATGATGACTGGGGATCCTGCCGGCGCGCAGCGGTCGCAGTCCACGGAGCAAACCTGTTTTGGTATATTTGCTGAAGAGGGTTTTCCCAATGTGACCGCGGCAGCCACCAATGAGTTTGCGGCTCGACGAGAGTCTGTGGTGTGGTTTTTGACCCATTTGTCCAGTGAGGGCAGCGCTTTTCTTATGGACCCTTCTTGTGTAATGCTGAGAAAAGGATTCTTACGGACGTATTGTTATCGCAAAATGCGAGTGGAGGCGGCCCAACAGTACACATTGCGTCCGGACAAGAACCAATACAGCCATCTGCAGGACGCCTTGCAGTATTTATGTATGTTCCTCCGGAACGCTGGCTACTCTTACGAACGCCAAACGGTTCGGTTGCCCGGGGGGCCTGGTGGCATAGGAAATCAGGAGCTTCCAGTAACTGCTGAGTCAAATCTGGCCTGGTCGTAGAAAGCCCTAGAAAAACTTTTACCCCCTTTCTGTAGTTTAGGCTTGACATCTGGTTACTACGGGAGGTACCTTTACCTCAGGAAGCTCGGATTCCGTTCGAAAACAATTTCATATGTTTGAACAAAACACAAATGTAGTTTCGCTGGCGGTTCTGGAGACCCAGGCGACGGCGTCCCTGGAAACCCAGCGCATTGGCGACCAGTACGTAACGCTCAGTGGCGCCTTGCGGGATATTTTCCTGAAACACAACAAGGCCCGCCAGGAGTCCGGTGTTGAAAAACAACTGGTTGACTCCTTGTACGCCTTCAATGGTATGTATCCGGCAGACAAATTGGCCAAGTTAACTGAAACCGGTTTGTCTACGTTGAATTTTGGCCTGACGGGTGAAAAATGTGTGGACGCCCTGTCGTGGCTTAACGATGTTTTTCTTGGGGAATCCACAAAACCTTGGCGGTTAAAGGCCACTCCGGTGCCCGAGGTGCCTGAGGACTTGTCCCAGATGGCCTTGTCGGCTGGTGTCAAGGAGGCCAAGGCTTATATGGAGGGATTGGGCCGGGAACCTGAACCCGAAGACGGTGCCAAGGCGACTTCTTTGGTGCGGCAGACCATGCAGGACGCCGTTTTGGTGGAAACCGATCGGCGCGGCAAGCAGATGGAGCGCCGGATTGATGACCAGCTGACCGAGGGTGGCTGGAAATCTGCTTTACAAGACTTTCTGTTTGATCTTGTGGCGGAGAAAGCGGCCATTCTTAAGGGACCCATTGTTCGGGAGCGGCAGAAACGGGTGTGGGATCGCAGTGACCCAAAAAAGCCCCGGGTTTCTTACAAATGGGAGCCTGCTGTTACGGTTTCGCGGGTGAGTCCTTTTGACGCATATCCTTCGTCCTCCTCGGTGGAGTTTGAGGGGGACTTTATTGAACGTATTCGGTACCGTTTGTCTGATTTGTTCTGGATGTTGAAGCAAAAACATTTTGTAAAGACCCAGGTGCAGTCGGTTATTGATGAGTTTCAGTCTCTGGCGAGTTCTGATGTCCGAGAAGTGGACACAACTACGGCGGCAGTACTCCAAAACCAGACTGGGCAGGCTAAAGTGGCGGATACCGTTGAGGGTTTGGACTATTGGCTCACGGTTCCCGGGACATTTTTACGGAATGCCGGGTGGACGGAGCTGCCTTTCGGTGGGAAGATAGCTGGAGAGAAGCTTTACCACATTGAGGCCATAACCGTGGCGGGAAAGGTGGTTTTCCTTGGTGAAATGGAGGATGAACGGGGTCTGAAACCCTATTTCAAGACCGGCTGGATGCCTATCCCAGGGTCTTTTTGGTACAGGGCCTTGCCAGAGGTTCTCAAGAGTATCGACGACATGTGTAATGCGGACGCGCGATCCCTGGTGAACAATATGGGTCTGGCGGCGGGGTTCCAGACGATAATCCCAGATATTCAGCGGTTGCTGGGGGCTAAAATCACCACGATGTTCCCCCATAAGGTTTGGCAGTTCAAGAATCCGTCAAATTCTTCGTCGAAGCCGATTGAGTTTGAGCAGCCGGATTCGAATGCTGCAGAGTTACTGTCGATTATTGAGAAGTGTCGTCAGTGGGCGGATTCACGCTCGGGGGTACCCAAGTATCTCGTGGGTGGCGAACCGCCCCCCGGTGTAGGTCGGACGGCGTCAGGCATTTCGATGCTGTTGAATAGCGCAGCTAAGGGGATCCGGCGCGTGGTTATCACAGTGGACCGTGATGTGATATGTCCGTTGTTAAAACGAATTTATGAGAAGAATTTAATGGACTCCGAGGATGCCTCCATATTGGGAGATCTTGAGGTTGCCCCTGCCGGTGCCGTGGAGACCTTGGTGAAGGCGGAACTGGCCGAACGGCGCCTGGGGTTGATTGACGCTCTGGGCAAGTCGCCGGACGCCGAATTGGTGGGTGTTCGGGCGCGAGCCAACGTGTGGCGTGAGGCGTTCCGCTCGGCGGAAATGGATGGCCCCGCGGTCCTGGAGCCAATTGAGAAGTTGGAACAGAAGGCAGAGGCCCGGGAGAAGGCCGAACAGAGCAAGATGGAAGCGGAATCTCAGGCCGCGCAAATGGAAGCCCAGAACAAGAGCACCGAGGTCGAGATCTCCAAGGCGAAACTGGCCGTGGAGAAGCAGCGATTTGAAATGGAAACCAAGATTCTTGGCCTGAAGCTCGAGGCGCAGATTTCCGAGAACCAGGCCCGGGCGGCCGTGACCCGGAAGATGGCATCTTCGATTGACCTAAAGACAGCTGAACAGCTCGGTGAGATAAATGTTCCAAGTGAGGAGGACAAAGCGAATGATCTTCGAAGTGACACAGGAAATTTGGAAAAACTTGCAGCCGGTGCGCAGCCAGCCAGGGTTCCGGCAGTTGCTGGAATCCCTGCAGAAATTCCAGGTGGAGAACCTGGAGTCCTTAGTGGTCCTGGAGGGGAATCCCTACCTGAGGGCACAGGGCAAGGCGCAGCTGTTGAAACAATTACTTGATGGTATTGAAAAAGAAACGCCGGCAACGGCACAAAAGGAGGAGTAGAATGAAAAAAACGAGTTGTAAAATGCTGGTTGCTGGGGTACTGGTGGCGTCGACGCTGGCGTGTTTTGCCGCGCCGTATGAAGATTTGGATACCAGTGTGCTGCGTATCGATGGCGTCGAGATTACTTCATCGGCGGCTGAGATTAACATCATGGACGGGGTGACGTCCACTGCGTCTGAAATTAACCAGTTGGGTGCGTTGATTGCAGGTACCGGTACTGCCATGGCGGATACCTACATGTTTATTGGTAACTCTTCGACACAAGCAGTTGCCAGTACGCCGGCGGCCGTTCGAACCAACCTCGATCTTGAGATCGGAATTGATGTTCAGGCTTACGATTCAGATTTGGATACCTGGGCTACGATTTCACCGTCGGCCAATGCACAGGCGTTGGCGATATTGGACTATGCGGCTATGCGGACCAATCTGTCGTTGGTTGTGGGTACAGATGTTCTTGCTCCCGGCGGTGATCTAACAGGTCAGATCAACAGTATTGCGGTTGCCACGGTAACGGATGGCGCGGCTTTGGGCGCAACCGCCCTCCAGCCTGTCACGCAGGTGTCGGGTGTTTCAACCGCTTCTTTGGTTGCGACTGTAACATTCCAGTCAAGTATTAGCGGCCCACAGAGTCTAACTGGTTGGATTTCCGAATCGGCTGGTGGAGTTGGCGTGGGAACGAACGCTGTTTCTATTGCTGACGGGGGTGACACGGCGGTTCTTGCTGGCGGCGGCGCTGGTGATGCGTATGCGGTATGGACATCACACACCGATGGGTTGTCCACACTGGATATTACGTTCACAGCGGGGCAAGTTGGATTGTATTTCAATACCGTCCAACGTAATGGCGTCGTGGTGAGCACTCCGGCGATTACAGTGGCTCCGTAACGACATAATTAAACCAAAGGGGGCGCGGGTTCAGTCCCAAGCCCCCTGTCGGAGGTAAATATGAATCAAGGTTTTCTTGCAGTAATTTCCCTGCTGTGCGCGGGATATGTGTTTGCCGCCGGCTCGGTGTCAGATACCCGGGAGTCCATTGATTCTCCGCAAAGAATTACGTTGGCCTGGACAGCCGCGATTGATGGTACGGCGTCGGTTACTAGTGACGTGATTCGGGGCGAAATGTCCAGGGTGGTTTTTTATAATGGCACTCCGGCGCCTACGAACGCAACGTATGCGGTGACCTTAAAGGATGAAAATGGTATTGACACGCTGGCGGGACAGGGCGCGGCGATTGCGTCGAACGCGGTTACTGCGGCTACTCAACTTGTTCCCGGCATCCTGGTAGTGGATACCACGGGGACCACGAACCGGTACCCGGTGCTGGTAAACGGCAAGTTGTCGTTGGCAATTTCGGGAGTGGGCACTAATGCAACCGCCGGCAAGCAAGGTTATGTTGTGATTTATCTAGAGTGAGACCACTTGGTGTCAAATGTCTTGGTTCAGAAAACGTGTAGAGAAGCAGCGGAAGAAGAAACGCGTGAGAGTTCACGCAAAACCGCCTAAGCGATTGCTTATGCGGAAACTGTTGGAGTCGGAAAACTTACTGGATTCTGAATAATATTCAGCCCAGTCGCAGAGCACACCGTGAAATATCGGCGCTCGGCAAAG